GCACCCACCGGCAGCGTCTGCGGGAATTGCATTTCTGGCGGCATAGCAGCCCGCGACATTAACGTGTTGTAGGCTAGGCGAGCCGCTGCGCTGGTCTGTAAGGAAATCGCCTTACCGTAGCTTGGCGACAGTCTGAGAGCCAGATTTAGAATGATTGCCTCGTTCGCGGAATCGGGAACACCCGTTTCGGCGTCGATGTTCGAATTTTCAGGACTGGACGGGATAGGATACCCCAGACGGATCCCGATAGCGTTCCAAGCAGCAATCATCGAATCCATGCGGCGCAGTGCGCTTTGCAGCTGCTCCGGGGATAGGTCGAAGACGTAATCAGCCAGGCCGATTTCCTCTAACGCCGCTTCGATGAATTGCCGCTTGGAGTAGCTCATTTACTTGGACTTCTTGGGTGGCTTCGACATTGCCATAGGCATACCCTTAGCACCCTTAGCGGCCTTGGCAGGCTTACCCTTAGCTTTACCATAGTTCATCATTTGTCAGCCCTCAAGCAAGTTAAGCAGGCCAACATTTCTGCTGACCTGCTTGGTTGATTAACCGATTCGATATGCAACAAAGGTGTCAGCGGCAGTTTTCCGAAGACGGAAACGTGCAGACGCACCAGACGTTGCAGCAGTTGCAGCAGAACCCACAATGGTGACGCCTGTGTTGACCGTGATGGTCAAGGCAAACGCAGCCAAAGTGATAACGCTAAAGTCAAACGAATCACCAATCGCCCACTCGGTTGCCAAATCAAGGTTTGCACCTGTCGGCAGCTGAATGCTGCGAGTTGTGGTTGGGGTTGCCGTAACGATGCCCACCAGCACATTGGCTGCTGTGGCAATCATCGAAGCGCCGTCTGCAATGTCAGCAGGCGCACCCTGAGGTTGCCAGTTGCCATTGTTGCTGATGTCAGGAGCGACACCCACTGCGTAATAAGCGCCCGATGCACCAGCTTCGATAGTCACGCTGGCAGCATTGGTAAACGCGCCTGACACATAGGTGGTATTATTAACCGTGCTCAACAAAGTCCGTGAAACAGGATAATTGGGGAAACCAATTTCTTGAAACACAGAAGCTGGCGACTGGGATTGAACAGCGATTTTCTCGCCTGCTGGCACAGCAACAGTTGTATTACCTTGAGTAAAAATTACGTTGTAGCTCATGATTGCACCCTCTGTTAGGAACAAAAGATCGGGGAGAGCCGAAGCCCTCCCCTTTCCGTTAGCTTAGGTCTGCGAGAACAGCATGATCCCGGACATTTCGGGCTGCTTATTTACAACACCAAACAGGGTATCAAGGCGATACTTGGTCTTCATGGTGTTGAGGTCGTACTGCTTCTGCATAACCAGTTCAATGCCCTGATCAGTCGAAGCCCGCATGACAGCCGCGCCTGCGTCGGTAGGCACTGCGTAACGGCCTGGGAGGATTTCCAAGCTGTCCTTTTGCCAGAAGGGGTTGGCGTAGCCAGCAACGGTGTTCAAGAACACGATAGCCGACGTGGCCGACTTCGTACCGATGGTGCAGTTCTGGTACTGAGCCGAGGCGTCCGAAGCGACTTGGTTAGAGATGATAGGAGGAGAGATAACCATCGTGGTGCCGTTCGTCACCGAGATAACACGGAAGGTCTTGAGCTGGCCCGTGCTCTGCTTCGTGATCGCGTGGACGTTGAACAACGTAGCGATGGTGAAGCAGTCGCCGGCAACAACGCCGGTCGTCGAGGAAACGGTGACGGTGTCGTAACGGTTATCAACGTTTGCCACTTCGCCCGTCGAAGCGGTAGAGGTCGCAACAGGGACGTAGTAGTTCAGACCAGCGTCGGCAGTGCTGATCGTGATCGAGCTACCAGCGGCAGCAGCGATACGGTTGGCATAGTCGAGCTTGTAGGTGTCGAACGATGCAACAGGACCGACGTAAGCCCGCTCATAGGCAGCGTTGGACTTCGGATTGCCGAACGAACGCGAGGCAACCTGAAGGTTCGATGCCATACCGTTATAGTCGCGAGTAGACAGCGCGAGATAACGATCATAGTCGGGAACGCCGCCTTCGTTCATGATGGCTTCGCACTGGGCGACGTCATCAAAGCCAGAGGCTGCGGCGGTGCGCTTAACAACCAAAGTGCCTTGCAGCGAAGCGACGTTCATGATCGCGACGTTGATATCAGAGGCAAGCTTCTGCTTGGCAGATTCACCGAGGCGCTTCTCTTGCAGAGCGTCGCGCAGTTCGGTAGCGGTCAAGATGAACGGAACCGACTTGCTGAAGCCCAAGGTCGAAGGCACGGCAAGCTGCGTGAAGTCCTTGAAGTTCGACGTCATATCGGTGCCAGTGAACGACTGGGCGATATAAGGCTGTGGACGCCAGATGATGTTGCCGGTCCGCTCCATCATGGTGGAATCGGTGTTGTAGATCGAGACGTTACGGCTCAGAACCAGAGCGTCGTTGAAGCCTTCGAGGATTTCCTCAAAAGCGACCCGCTCCTCTTTGTTGAATGCGTTAACCATTTCTCATAGTTCCTATTTTGATGCCTCGCGCATTTGGCGTCTGAATGCCGTAACTTTTGTAAAGTCTCCGGTCTTTTCAGCGTCTGCGCGAAGGCGTTCCAGTTGATTACCCACCGAACCTGAGACAGCGCCCGTGCCGCGCACGGTGCCTTCAGGCGGTGGAGGTGATTTGCGGTTACTGACTTTCAACTGAGTCTCCAGTTTCGAAACCGCGAAAGCGAATTTCACAGGGTCTGTAATCGAGCCGAGTTCCTCAGCCTTCTTTGGGTTTTTGCCCAGCGCGTAAATCACAAGTGCGGGATTTTCCGCACCCTGCAAAATAATACCTTGCTGCGTTACGTTAAGTTTTTCCTTGGACACGTCTTCCGCGTCCTCGAAATCCTTGACCTTAAGTTCGGCCTTGGCCTTACCGTATCCGTCTAGCTTGGCTTGCCATGCCCGTTGCTGATCAATCTTCTCAGCTTCGGCCTTGGCGTTTATCTCGTCGACCTGGCGTTTCCGCTCGTACCAACCAGACAGTTTTTGCTCGAAATCGTCAGCGTCATAATCGGAATCTTCAAGCGTTGGCTTGCGGCCCTGCTCGACGGTTTTAACCGGCTCGACTGTGGCCTTTAGCTTGTCTTCAAGTTCCCGATTCTTCTTTTGAAGATCTCGGTGATTCTTACGCAGTTCGCGGACCCATTCCGGTGCTGCGGTATTCTCGTCGGCGGGGGGCGGTTCCTCGCCAATGGTAACTACGATTTCGTCGGGTTCGTCGTCCGCTTCAGGTTCCGGTTCGCTGGAATTGGTCTCAGCTTCCGGTTCGTTTGATTCGGTTTCGACTTCGATGATCTCTTCGTTAGCCTCTGCCACTTCGCTCATAAAATTACCCACTCATCCGGTGCGGCTGGATGGAAGCCATGTCGTACCATACGACAATCTCTGCGTTACGTCAAAATCCCGATAGCCGCTAACAGTTCGGCTGCGTCCTGCTCGGTCGTGAGAAGGAGCAGATCCAGCGCGTCCTGCTCGTCTTGCAGATACTGGCGCATGATAGCCGCCGCCGCTTGTATATCATCGCTTAGGTTCTGACGTGTCGTGATCTCTCGATCGAGCCTGCCCAGCTCGCGCTCTAATGTGCCGATCGCGATTAGGTCTTGGCTGTAGTCGTAGATTTTCTTGGCTGCGCGTTTGACGACTGGCCGATCTGAATCCGCCAGGACAGCCCGCGCGGCTTCGATTTCTTGGGGTAGGGCGAACCTAGCTTCGAGCCTAGCCCGCTCATTAGCCCAGCCCTTATTGCCGCCAGGCCCACCACCGCCAACGTCAGCCGGTTCTGCTAGCAGCCCGAACGATGCGCCCCAGGCACCGCCGAACGATTTGCCCCAGTCTATACTGGTCCCCACGGATTAGCCTCCGTTCCCGATCCGTCGACGTCCAGACCGTTGATCCTTGCGATGTTGACGTCAGGCGGTGAGGCGTTCATGGCTGCGACAATCGCTGCGGCTAGGCTTGCGTAATCAGCCGCCGAATTCAGCTTCTGGCCCATTGTTCCGTTGTCGTTAAACTGCGCGGCCAATGCGCTCCAGACAGCCGAAGCCAGGCTTTCGGGAGATAGGATAGATTGGCCGGTAATGTCTGCCTCAAGCCGCCCTGTGGCGTATGGAACCAAGGATAGTGATCCCGCGCCCGATAGCGCAGCTTGGACAGACGCAAACGCCGTAAGCGTCGCTGCAACCGCGCCAGAACCCGTCAGGTTATTGCTGATCAGTTCTAGCTTGCCGACCAGTGTAGGTGGCGGCGTGACGTCGCCCGCGCCCGTGATGGACGCGATAAGCTGGGCAATAAGCGTCAGGTTGCCGTTGGTGATATCGCCCGCGCCCTCTAGGTTCGCGTCGGTAGGCAAGCCGCCCGCTAGATTACCCTCAGATACCCCGTTGCCGTAAATCTGATTGCTTGACCCGATACTCCCTGCTTTTTGTGGGATGAAGAACGACAGGGTTGGATAACTGCCATTTGGCAGCGCGTATAGTGTCAGCGCCGTGGTTGTTTCGTCTTGCATCATCCGGCTGCGGCGGCGACCGGATTGAACAAAATTACTCTGATTTCCGGATTGTATGGCATTTATAGCCGATCCGCCTCCGCTAAACCTTAACGGAAGTTTGTTGAAATTAGAGTAATTCCCTACAAGCATCTTAACCCCACGCTACGTCAAGAGAGCCGTAAAAAGCCGTGTTGATTGGGGTTGCTGCGCCCGCGTACATCAGCCATTGCAGATTGGCACCGTCAAAAATGCGAGGCATTGATGGAAGTTGATTGACCAAATCGCGCTCGGATGCTACGCCGATAGTCGTTATTGGAAGCGTAAAGATTGGTTTTGCAAGAATAACAACAAGCGAACCCGAAGTCATCGTGGCAGATAGGCTGATAGTCTGAATGGACCGAATGCCCGTATCGCCCGATGCCAGCGGCATGAATGGACCGTACTTACCCGCACCCGTTCCGGTATGGACCAGCGCCCCAACAGGTGATGCCGTGTTGGCCGTAGGCAACAATGGACTTGCGGGGGTCAAGCGGCCCGACGTGCCCGCCGCGTTAGTGTAACCTAACTGGATAGTTGGCGTACCCGCGCCCATGACGACCGAGGGCACGATAAATGCCTGTAGGCCAGCGCCTGTGGCGTAACGCGGCAGGGTTTGCGTACCCGTGAACGACTGAGCGCCTGTGGTGGTCACTGACGACACGGTGAACATCGCAACCTGATCGACCAGCATCATTACGGCTGGAGCACTCGTAGCCGCACCAGAGTAGGCCGAGACGTTCAAGACGTTCTTAATGGATGGCGCGACGGCACCGCCTGTATAGAGACCGTTGGGGGTTGCCGTGCCAGTGATCGACTGCGCGGTCACGGTCTGAGAAATATTGACGTTATATGTGCCGCCGTTGTTGGCACCCGTACCCGTACCCAGCGAGGTGATGAATGTTCCCGCCGTGACGCCCGTGCCTGAGAGCAGCATACCGATTGTAAAACGGTTTGTGCCGTGGGTCGTGTCGGTAAACACCGTGCCGGAGATCGAGCCGCCTAGAGCCGCCGTCGTGGCACCGATTGACGTTGTGTCAGACAGCGCTTGAAACGCTAGGTTCGTCGTCGATCCATGCGTCGAGTTCTGAAACGGATTGCCAGCGCCCGTGCTCAGATCGAACCACTGGCCTGCAACCTGTGCGGTAACTGGTAAGGCGTTTTTGTTCCAATCGGTGCGGTTAAACTGCCCCGCAGTTAAAGCCGCGATAATTTGATCCATTGACTGAAGAGCCATGAGTTATCCCCAAATTGTTTGAATGGTTGCGATAAAACTACCCGCCGTGATGCCGTTTTGGCCGCTGTTCACCAGCATGGACAAATAGGCGTCATCTTGAATGACAGGTAGGTCTAGAAAATCTGTTACTGGCGTTCGCTCTGCGGTCGTTCCAATTTCGCGCAGATTGATTTGCTCTAAAGGTTTTACCAGCACAAACGCCAATAGCCCGATATCAGGCGCATCAAATGTCACTGACAAAATACGGCGCACTCCCGTATCCCCCGGTGCCAATGTCAGGAAGGGGTAGTTGCTATTGGCCTGCGCCACAAAGCTGTTGTTGCCCGTCGCCAATTCACCAACGATTGAGGCCGACCCACATGTCTGTGTTGGGCTTGTTTTTGGGATTTCGTTTTGGTTCATGTAGGTGAAACGGAAGGTCGGGTTGCCAGTGCCAAGCAAACCCGCCATTTGAACGGCCATGACGCTGACGCCCTGACCCGTAGGGTATCGAGGCAGATCATCATTCTGAAACAAATATTGCTCGTCGGTGGTGCCTGTGTCTATGAACGGATAATAAAACAAGTAATCCATCAGGATCATTGGGCCGTCAATTTTACCGTTGGTTGCCACTGGAGTTACTGTAAGCGTTTTCAAATACGTCTTATACCCCAAGCTAGCGACAGGCTGATTATGGGGAATGCCGCCAATAACCGATTGGCTCATGGGCAAGCCTATCAGAGGTGACGAAGCGTAATAGAATGGAATAGGATTGCCGGGGGTGAGCGTGGTATCAAACCACGCGCCCTGACCAGACGTCGCCGTGAAGTTCTTGCGGAACGCACCGATAAAGGTTTGTCCGTTTTCCTCCGCGTCCACCAAATCTTTGTAGGATCTGATCGCCACTATTTCACCTCTGACGTGCCGCG